CCTGCATTGTAGCCGTATGTTAGTTCCTGACGGAACTAACAAGGCTCATATAGTCTTTCGACTATATGTGGGATGTGAGGTAATCAAGACAAAGATATCTAACCTTTGTGTTGGTCCTCCGATCGCACTTCCCTGAAGCTGTCGATGACAGCAAATCAGAACAGTCCGTAAGGACTGCACCCACCTCAAGAGGATTTAGTCAAAAGTCTCAGATGGAAACCATCTGAGCTTTAATCTTGATCTAAATCTTCTCACGGAACTACTTAAATGATCCTTATCCCGCTGTATCAGCGGTGTAAGGAAGAATTTAAGTAGGGCACCATTTCCAGAAAGCTCGTCTCTTCTTTTCATAGAGACAGTTGTAGGTCCCCTGAATTCGGGTCTCTGCAACTTTGAGTTCCATCTATGGACCTCACAAGCATCTTTTCTGGAATGCCAACCAAGACTCCCAGATCTCTTCGAGACATAGGGGAAGCGCAGTTTAGTCGCTTCCTCTACCATCTCTTGGAGACTGGTAGCAAAGTTGTAGAGCCCTCTCAACCAAGCATTGTTTGAGAGAGCAACAAACCCTGCAACTGCCTTGGGTTCCATTTGAGGTTTACTTGGCTCGTCCTTAATGTACATCGGGGTTACATCGTAACCACGAAAAGCATCAAGGCCACAGCTCTCACGAAAGTTACCAATCGTGAAAGACTTCTTGCGGTTGACCTTAAGACCGCAAGATTCGAGCCAATCGACAACCTGGCTTGCATAGTGCGTAGGTACGATGATATCATCACCGTACACACGTACTAGCCTGGCCGCGCGCTTAACGTTCCAGTAGGAGGGACTACGTCCCTCACATTCCAGTATAGAAGTAATCGCTATCAAGGCGAATACGACTGACTGAACTGGAAAAGTTAGTGCGTTACCCATACCTGCAAACTTTCTTACGCGCATCGGTTTATGAGTTTCATATCCCGATGTAACGTAAGGAGTACGACACTCTTGCATCATTCGAGAGAATGATGCCTTCTTTGAGAAAACCAGCTTGACAAGTTCATTGTCGAGAAGGTCACTCGCAGAAGATAAGTCGAGTGTCGCCCAGTAGCCGGTACGGGAGCCGACACGAGCAAGCTCTTGATTCTTGCTCTGATCGGTTAATGCAAGAGACTGTTTGAGTATGGGGCACTTCGTAATCTCATCACGAAGAACCACATTCAAACCCTGCTGAACAAACATATTCAGTAAGGGTTCAACAGTGATCGTGCGCCTAGAAGTTGAATTCTTAGGCACAGAG